ATAGTCCATAATATATAGATATACTTTACCGCCCATATCGGTCCATCTTTGGCAGAAACCAAAGTCCTCACCAAAATAACGTTTAGTTTCAGGGTCATGAATAGTATCAAAAAAGTTATAAAAATTTTCTTTAGTAATCTCTTTTCCGTTAATATTAGTAGGCTGATATATCTTTAATTCAGGGTAGTGTTTTATCATTTTTTCTAATACGGTTCTTTTGATTAACATACAGCCAGTTGGAGCATGAGTTGCCTCCACAATACCTAGTTTGGATTCTATGTGATTCTGATCTTCTAGTTTTATTGGAAAGGTATATCCAGGTTTTTTTAATTGATCTGCATTTTGTGCCTTATCTTTTTCTTGAAATATCTTGTCCCAATCTAATGACTTCATCGGGTATGGACATGCAATAACATCTTTGTCAGCTTTTAACATTGTCTCTATGGTTTGAAAATTAAAATCAATGTCTGCATCTATAAATAATAAATGTGTATAACCATCTTCATGATTTAACATCTCAGCCACACATAGATTTCTACCTTGTGTAACTAAAGAAGATTGCATCAATGTAAAACTTACAAGTATTTTTCTCATCAAACAATCTTGTTGAAACTTTAACACTGCTTGACAATAATGCATAGATACGTTTCCATGCACTGGTGTACAGACCATAATTTTATATGGTGATCTATCAGCCGGTTCAGATAAATCTATCGTTTCCACTGTTTTTGGTTTTTCAAACCAGATAGGTTTATTGGGATTTTGCACTAATGACTCCTTTTAAAAATGTTGTCCACTGCATAGCAATCTTATTCCAATTGTAATAGATATGTGCATATCTGGACTGGGAATCTAAATGATCATGTATCTGTTTTTGATCTAACGTATGTGATGCCTGTTCTATACCAAAGCCAAACTTCTGTGCCATCGCTCTATGATTAGAGTCGTATGGTATATACATTGGAAACTCAGCACCTGTCTCATAAAGAGCACCAAAGTCATCGACGATACAATATAGACCCGCAGCCATGCATTCTAATAAAGATATACAAAAAGTTTCTTCAAATATACTTGGATAAACATACATGTGATAATTTTTTAAATTATCTTTTATGTATTGATTAGGTCTATAACCAAGATAATTAACGTTAGGTAACTTGTGTGCTTGTTCGTAAAGCTGTTGATATTCATGATCGTTCTGATCATAGAATTGTTTACCATAAACTTCTGTGGATGAATATACATCTAAAGTAACCAAGGGATTTTTTACTAGTTGCATTGCACCTAACAATACAGACAAACCACGCCAAGGTGTGTTTTGATGTATTATCTTTATAGGCTGACCTTTTTGATAAGGCTTGGCTTGTTCTATCTTATCAATACCATTCTTAATAACCACACATCTGTTGGTAGGTATGTTAAAGTTGTATCTAAATTTTTCATACGTCCAATGTGAATTAAAAACATACCAGTCGTACTTGTTATGATTAGCAGGGTTATTAAACCAAGGAGCTAAGTTAGGTTGATCATAAGAATTTTTTTGCCAAAGTATATTTGGTTTGGTTGGATGCAATGGTATTTTTTCTGGTACCGAAGTACAGATCTGTACTTGATCTAATAAATTTTTATCGACATATTTTTCTAAATATTCGAATTGTAGTTCTGTTCCTCCCTTAGGAGTTTGGTTTCTTATTATCATTCATCACTTTCTGGAAGACTTCTAAACCTTTATTAGTTACCTGTACAGTAACGTCTTGTACAATATCAGGTCCTTCTTTCTTCTCTTTATATGTTTCGCCAGTTTTTGTATTTCTATATGTA